CATCGACGAAGTTCGTCGTTTGGGCGCTCGAAAGATTCGAGACTTTGGAGATGTTATACGCTGCACCTCCGTCAGCACTTGAATTATTTTGGCTAGTAAGTAATTTAAGTATATTGGATTGGGTACGCTACTCGACGTTCCATCCTCAGTATATTTGATTGATTGGCGAGGTCTCCCCTAAATAGGGGTAGTCAACTGACTGCCATAAACATGCAAGCCTATATATAGTATACAAACATACAAACTATCTAACATACGGTAAACCAATACATGAGTGCTATTTTAAACTTATCACCACGAATAGCTCCGGGGTTTGCTCAAGTTTTTCGTCATTGCAGGACGGTGCTGCCAAATTAGCAATCATACTTCTCCTTGAACATATCAAGACGTTGATCATAGGTGATCTGTAGTTCAGAACACATATGGGAGAGGTTTGCTTTATCGGCAACTTGAATCATTTGCTGACGGCGCAATTCATACTTATCGCGTCCGTGCTGAAACCATTCTCTGAGAGCACCATCAATATTCATGGCACTCTGGTCTTGGGGGGAAACCACCTTAGACTTCAAAACGGAGTGAAGTGATTTGAAAATAGACGCCTCTTGTAAAGCTCCATGGATCAATCCTGTTTCGGGATTGAACACATTATGGCGCTTCAAAAAGTCGACGTCCCTATCATTCATATAAGGTGTTGGTTCAGATTCTTTATCAGGCATAGTGAAAACCATATCACGTTCTGCCAAGAATTGTGCAAAAGAGATATGATTGAACCAATCAAATCCCTTACGAACGGAACCAGATACATCATCACCATATGTCATCATTGAACCATTTCTACGAAAAGGTTGTGGAGGGCCAAGTTCGGCAGGCCACATATGAAAATACGCAGAACGCATTAATAATGAATTGACGATACAGTTAATGTATACGGTGAGATTTTGTCCTGAAGGATTAGATCCACGATGAATAATGATATCACCATTATAAGAAACACACGCAAATGCAATTTCAGTGGCAATTCCTTTCATCACGAATAATTCAGGAGCAGAGTAATCTCCACACTCTTCAGCAATATTGATCATGCTTTTGAAAGCAGCAAGAATTAACGATGCAGGCATCCTTAAATCATACTTACTGTAATCTCCAGCAAAAACTCGGTCTGATCCGAATTTCAACATATGCTTAGCGAGTTGGTCCCATTCTGGACCTTGAGCATTTACTCCTACTGCACACTCGGATACCAATGGAAACATTGACATAATACGAGCAATAGGTAGGAAGTATTTCCGGATTAGCAATTGGAAAGCAAATTCACATGCTTGAAACACACGTACTTTCTCCTTGCCTATCTTTGTAGGCTCATCCTTAACACAGGCTTTGAAAATAGCATAGCAACGCTCGCCTTTAGCAAGCAACTTTTCCATTTTTCTAAACTCTTCCATAATTTCCTCATCGCATTCAGCGGGACACATATGGTCGGGATAGTCCTCAGGATCTAGCAAGCGAATACAATCGCTTTTAGGGCCAGAAAGAGGAAAGCCTTTAGAAGTATTTTTAGGAATGGCATCAATAAATCTTTTTCCATCAACTCCACACAAACTTTGCATGTCGTCAAGAGGTTTCAATTCACTGAATACCATAGCTTTAAATTCATCCTTGAGAAGAACTTCAGTTAGTCCATTACAATAATCTTGTACAGCACTATCTACAAGAGATGGTTCAACACCAGCACTTGGATTAGCAGAGTGCGTTAAAGATTCTTGCCACATCTTCCAAGAGTGAAATTTCGGTGGTCCGAAATCACTCTGTACTCCAGTTACTTCTTCAACAATATCAGAAATAGGGGTAGGAATAACAGAACTCTTAGTATGAGTAACACGTTGATTATTTTGTCCCACATACTCAACATTACTTCCTAAAGGAAGATAGTTAAGTGGTGATTTGGGATGTACATCTTGATTGATGACAACTTGTTTATCATATTTAGTGACTGGAAAAGTACCATTCACATGGCAAGGGAAAGTACCCTTCCATTCTTTGTGAGCAGCATGGACAGCCTCATTTAATTCGAGGCGTGTAATGTGCAACGCTTTGCCACTAGAATTTCCAGTGACGCCACGTAAATGAATACCAATAATAGTAGGACGAGCAAATGCGCCCACTAAAGTGGCCATGCACATACCAGTGAAGGTATTATAAGGTGCATTATATTGATATCCAGGTCCTCCAGATTCAGAATTTCTGATGTAATTAGCACGAATAACATCATCTCTTACTTCTCCTGTTTGATCACGATAAAGCAAGTGTGCTGAACCAGACGCAGTACATTCATTAGGAAATAAATCAATAATTTCTTTCTGAGGACCGCCTGACTCAATAGAGACTAAACAAGCGTCTTTTCCAGGAATTGGAATCATGGATTTTACACTAACATAGCCCCTGAAAGTCGAGTTCAGGTTGGAGGGATCTCCTTTAGTGACGAGAACTTTCATATCTTTACGATTTTCAAAAATATGTAGCGGCATAAGATACATCGTACCTCCTACAGCTAAAATATCGCAAG